ATCGATTGTAACACGATAAGGGATCTCAAGTCCTGTAATCTTTCCTTTATATTTATGCTCAAAACCAGGAATATCTAACTCGCAATAGATCTCGTAGATCTCTCTGTCGCGATCGTCTGGATTTGCTGCTTCAGGTGATATGCCTTGCTGGTCTGCTTTCTCACGCTGCACGGCGTCTTTCTGCTCCATGCGCGGCGTGGACAAGTCAATGTCGCGATAAACGCCAAGGATCTGCAAACGCTTTACTGTTGATGATCGCATGTAGACGCGGTGCGTGATGCGCTTTGCGTCTTCCAATGTTGTCGCGGCGTTATTGACGATTAGGTCGTCAGCGTCGACCGTCTCGCTGACTGGACGTCCGCGCAACGGACAGAAGTAAACCTTCTTAAATGCCGTGCCGCCAAAGCCTAGCATGAACAACATGCGGTCAGTATCTGGGTAATACTCTTTGGCAACCGCGGTCAGGTAATGATTAAGATCCTTCTCTAATGCGTCTGCCAGGCTGTCTTCTTGAATTGACGTATTGACACTGTCGACGCGGACCTTGACCGGCCCGTCTGTCGGCAGCATCTCACTGCGGCTGTTTGCCTGGAAGCGTAGCACTGCCTCAAGCAGCAGCGGGTGACGCACGCGGCTCATGCCGTCGACTGGAGCTCCGTCTGCCGCGCCTTGCAATTGCGGGACCTCTATCTTGAGGCCAAGAAGCTTGATGCCTTGCGCCCGGTCTTCAATCCAGTCCTGCCGGCTGTCCATGTCGTCCTGGACGCCACGAAGCAGCTCGTCAGCAATCATGCCAAGAGACCCGTCGTCGATGTCGTCGACCAGGTTCTCAAACCATTCGCGGGCACGCTCTGCCTCCGACACCTCTTCGACTGCCCGTCCATCCAGCGATATGCTGACGGAGCCGTCTTCGTGTTCGATGCGGATGACATTGCCCTTGTCGTCTAGCTGACGGTCTGGCTTGCCTTCTTCAATCTCAACGAGGATGTCTTCTGCGGCACCAAGGCCCGCCTGGGGCTCCTCCTGCGGCATGCGGATATTCGGATTAAGCCCCGGTGTCATAGGCATGATTAATCGCCTTGCTTCTCTACAAGCTTCCCAATCTCTTCAACGAAACGGTCAAGCCCCTCACGAGCCGCCAGATTATCAGATTTTGCGGCAATCTCATAGACGCGCACATAGTCGTGGGGTTCTTTGCCCCAAACCTCTACGCGAAACCTACTAAGTTCTTTTGACGCTGGCGCTGCCTTATGCAGCACGTCAACAATGGCGTTTGCTAAGATCATGTTTATCTCTTTGCTATACTGGATAGAGCGGCTCCGGCGCAGAGCCAACATGCACTCTACTGTTGTCGACCTCCGCTGTCCATTCAACGCCACGCACGAGGAGCCCGATGTCGCGCAGATGCCGCAACGCCATGCTAGTCGTGTCGACAAGATCGTCATGCCGGCCTTTAGGAAACACGGCGACCTGGTCGATCACCATTTGCGCGAACTCTCTGTCTGGCGCGTAGATCAACCCATCAGAAAACAAATGCTGCACGCTGTAGAGACGCGCTAATTTGTCCTGCCCCTTAGGATCCATCAGCTGGACACCGAAATCGTCGTAACCATAAACGCGTCGCAGCTCTTGCGCAACGCTATACCCGCTTGCCTTGTTCTCGACCAGAAGCTTGTCGACACGCCAGTCAGTCATTGTCTCGCGGACCTTCTCGACAAGCTCGTGGAGCTCCAGGCGCTCAGCCCACGCGTAGATCAGCATGCACTTTGGATGCTCTTGCTTATACGTGCGCTCCAATGCCGCCATCATGCCGTCAGGCGTGTAGGTCCGCGTGACTTGCGCAGTTTGGTCGCCACCTGTCCATATGCCCCAAACCGTCATGGCGGACGGGTCGTTCTCTGTCTTGGTCGTGTATGCGCCGTCCACTGCGGCGACAATGTAATCAAATGGCGGGTATGTCGGCTTGTCCCACATCTGCCACCACTCAGTCAGGATGACGCCACCGCCGCGTGGTTGTGGTGCCTGGGCAAACTGACCCGCGGTGGCCCACTTTCCCATGATCTCTTCGTCGCGCTCGACGACGTCTATCGGGAAGCGGGCGGGAAATAAGAGCTCGCCTGGCCGTGACCGCGGGTCTTCCATGCCAAGCATCGTCGGCATAGCGCGCGACGGGTCGTAGCGCATAGGAAGCATGATGTGATCGTATGGCAGGCCACGCTCAATAATTGTGCCGCTGACGTCGTCCTCTGCCAGGCGCTGCATGATCACTATGATGGCCGATCGTTTTGGCGACACGAGACGCGTGGGCACCGCCTCGCAGAACCACGTGTTGACCGTGTCCTTGACTTGCTGCGACATGGCGTCAGAAACAGACAGCGGGTCGTCGATGATCACGCGGTCAGCACGAGCACCCGTGATGGAGTTCGACGCGGAACACTGCCTGAAGCCAAGGGCTGTATTCTCGTATTTGGTTTTTTGATTTTGATCACGCGTGAGCTCGACGTGAGGCCAGCGGTCTTTATACCAAGGATCCTCAATAAGCCGGCGCATACGCAAGCCGTCGCGCACTGCAAGCTCTTGGTTGTGGCTGGCGCAGATATAGCGCAAGTGAGGCATGTTGCACGGCCCCCACTCCCACGCGGGCCAGAACACGTTAACGAGTAAGCTCTTCATCGTGCCTGGCGGAATGTTGATCAGCAGGCGGTTGTAGAGCGATCCGTCGTCCAGCTCTTCTTCGTTTGTGATTGCCTCTAAGTGAGCAGCCAAGAAGTCTATGTGCCAAGAGTGAACGTATTCAGCTCCAGGCTCGACCAGGTGCCACGACAGACGGATAAAGTTAACGAGATCCTTGCAGTCTTCGCGATCAAGCTCAATCAGCTGCTTGTCAATGTCGAGCGGGTTTGTGTAACCGACGTCAAGGATCGCGGCCATTATTCCTCCAAGAAATAACTATCCGCGTCGCCTTCGTCGCCAAGCCATCCGTTAGGGAATGTATTAAACGCAATGTAAAGGCTGCCGTCGCCGGCAAGAGATCGATACGCCATGCGTGACGGGAATAGAAACAGGTAGCCGCTTTCTAATCCAATGTCGCACGTATTGACGTTTAGATCGCTTGGCGCATACGTCGGAATGTAAAGACCATCGCGCTGACGATCAGAGTTGAATTGCAAGACAGCATCTGCGTCAGCATGCAAATAAAATATGCCAGAGATAAAACTATTCACTCTGAACATTGTGTGATCGTCATTACCGTGGCGCGCCCACGACGTCGAAAGCTTTAAGCTTGACTGATTGCGCGGCTTGATAATGTTCTTGACATATAACGCAATCTGCTCTTCGACAAACGACTTGATGCCGCTTAAGCTTTCATTATCGAGAATATTATATTCTCTAAGCTTTGCTGTTTCGACCGCTAATTTTTCTTGCGGCTCAATCTCACGCTGCATGCATGACGCGACGACGTGTTGCGGAAATAGCTTATACAAGCGAGCCCCCTCAAATATATCCATTTCAATGTCCCGGACCACTAACCCAAAATGTATTACCAGTTCTATCTGCAGACTGCATTATCTGATTTACGTTATGACTAATAGCATTAAATGCGTTTTGCGCGTGTTCTTCATTGGATAAATGATTGCACAATATGTAAGAGATCACGCTGCTCAACACCGCGAGCTCATCGTCGCTTGGACCAATGCGCTCTTCGAGCATGGCAATGATATCGACCGTTGTTTCCGCCAACATCATTGTGCGCTCGTTTTCAGTCATCACTTCGCCTCTTTAGCAGCCATTAAAATTGTGCGTAACGCGTCGCGCTGTTCAGGCGTGAGCGTCTTCGCGTCAACAACCTGCGACTGCACTTGCACTGGTCCGCCGTTAGCGCCAGTGACCGCTGTCTCTTTGCGTTCAGTGTAATCTTCGCGGAAGCGAGATGCCGCAGAGCGATACCAAAGGTTCGCGTTAAAGTCCCTGTTTTTCATGTTCGATCTGGCTTCGCGCTCAAACCAAGCTTGCTCGTAAGTCTTAGCCGCGTGTAGCGCAGTGCGGAACTCTTCGTGCTGCTCCGCCCAACGATACATAGAATGTTTGTCTACTTCGAGATCTGCGGCGAGCTCAGCGTGACTATATCCCTGCTTGCCAAGCTCAATAATTCGCTCGCAATACTCAGGCTTATACTTGCTTGGCCTCCCGACTGGCCGCTTCTGGCTTGCTTCCTTACCCATAACCCAACCCACAATATGATGACCAGGACATGATATCACATCCTGGCCTGTTTGTCAGAACTGCTCTTCTGCGTAACCATCAGGCTTATTTATTTTAGATATAGCCTTTACCGCGGCTTCTCCCAAGGGGGTGCCCGCCAACATCCCCAGAGCATCCATGTAAGCTGCGAGCACGGCCTGCTCTTCAGCCCTTTTCTTAGCGTCTTGCTTGCGAAGAGATACAAGCTTCTTGATGATCTTAGGATCAAAGCCATTGCCTTTTGCTTCACTGTAAACCTCTTTGATGTCCTCAGCGATTATTGTCTTCTCATCTTCAAGCTTTTCGATACGCTCGACCAGAGCCTTCAACTGATTGTTTGTCACTTATGCCTCCATTTCGATA